TTAAAAATCATTCAAGCAACTCACACTGGTGAATTGGCCATAAGATTTGGTCGAAAAGTAAGAAACTTGATGAATACCAGAGAATACAAAGGAATATTTCCTGATGTCACGCTAAGAACTGATAACCAAGCGGCGGGTCGTTGGGAAACTAACCTTGGAGGTGAGTATTACGCGGCAGGTGTGGGTGGTGCAATCACTGGTCGTGGTGCTGATCTACTAATTATCGACGATCCTCACTCAGAACAAGATGCTTTGTCTGAAACAGCCATGGATAATGCTTATGAATGGTATACTTCAGGTCCTCGACAGCGTATGCAACCAGGGGGAAGTATTGTGATCGTGATGACTCGATGGTCTGACAAGGATCTGACTGGTCAATTGATCAAAAAGATGGGTGATCTGAAAGCAGATAAATGGGACATCATAGAATTCCCGGCAATTTTAGACGACGATGACGAAGAAAAGAGAAAACCTATTTGGCCACAGTATTGGAAGCTCAATGAACTTGATAAAGTGAAAGCTTCTCTTGTTCCAACCAAGTGGAACGCTCAGTGGCAACAGAATCCAACACATGACGGTACGAGTATCGTGAAACGCGAATGGTGGAATATATGGGAGAAACCTGATCCACCACAATGTGCTTATACAATTCAAAGTTATGATACTGCATTTTCTAAAAAAGAGTCTGCTGACTACTCAGCTATTACCACTTGGGGTGTATTCTACCCTGATGAAGGAACTGAGACTCATTTGATTTTGTTAAACGCTCGTAAAGGTCGTTGGGACTTTCCTGAGTTGAAACAAGTGGCAAAAGAAGAGCTTCAACTTTATAATCCTGATAGTGTGATCATTGAGGCCAAAGCTTCAGGGACACCTTTGATACAGGAGCTTCGGCGATTTGGCGTTTACGCGACAGCTTTCTCTCCAAACCGTGGTCAAGATAAACATGTCAGATTAAATTCTGTTTCTCCTATATTTGAAGCAGGCCATGTTTGGCGACCAGATACCGAATGGGCAGAAGATGTCCAAGAAGAGATCGCATCATTCCCTTATGGAGAACATGATGATCTAGTTGACGCGACAACCTTAGCTTTGTTAAGATATCGACAAGGAAGTTTTGTTCGTCTCTATGATGATGAAGATGATATGGAACCTAGGAGTAAAAGGAAATATGAGTACTACTAAAAAATTAATTAATCCTGAGGACAGGAGACTAAAACAGAAACTGACACCGAAACAAATGATTTTTGTTTATGAATACGTTCACAAAGTTTTACTTGGAGAATGTTCCGCTGCCGAAGCTGCGCGACGCGCGGGGTATTCAAAAAATCGAGCACGTCAAACTGCTACTGATTTACTGAACCCTCACTTAAATCCTTTCGTCGTGGAGGCCATTCATGAGATGAAACAGGATTTACACCAAATGTATGGTGTGTCCACTGCATCTCATTTGGCCTCTTTGAAACAGATTCGAGAGGAAGCGAGAGAACATAAGCACTATTCGGCGGCCGTGGCTGCTGAGGTGAACAGAGGTAAGGTGGCTGGATTTTACGATAACAAAGTTCAAAGCGACACGCCTCTCGAAAATATGTCCAAAGATGAATTGATCAAAGTTCTAGAGAATTATGATAAGAATGGTATAACTCATGATACCAAACTAATTATTGACGACGATAAGGACGCCATGACCCGTGGCCCGTTGATCGTGGAAGGAGATTAATGATAGGGGCTTTTTTGAATTTAAGCAGACCGTTAGCGATGCAAGCGCTATCGAATCCAAGGATTCTCGGATCGTTGCTCGTGGGTGCTGTGGGATCTCAACAAGCGAGTCAGATTCAAAAAGATTTAGCCTTAGGTAATATATCCTTAGATGATGTAGCGAATTTTATTACAAATTTTGCTGCGTCACCTGCGGTGAGCTATTTACAAGACAAAGAAAAAGAAAATCAATTAACACCTCAAGACGAGGACGACAAGAAACCGAAAGCTCCAGAACCAGATCCGACGGACTTGTTAAATTTATTAAAGGATGATAGTAATGAACGAGATGAAAAAGACCTTACTACAGTACGCCAAGGAACAGAAAAAGAAGGATCAGTTATTGGCACGGAAGAAGAAGCCACAAAAACAGAACAAGAACTTCTCCAAGGAAGACTTCCAAGCGATCAGGGAACAGATGTACTAAGAACAGAGGAAGGTGAAAAGCTCGCCTCTGATGCTCTTCGAAATTTCTTTTCTAAAGTTTTAACTCAGAAAACTGGTAAACCAAAATCTCTTTATGAGAATATATTAAATATAACTAATCTTGGTCAGACCAATGCTATTTTTGATACCAAAAGAATTGGTAATTTTGAAAACCATATCTTTACGAGCATACCTACTTTCAAAGAAGCACAGATCGCGACTGCTGATGCAGTAGCCAAGTCTTTACCTGAGAATGCTTCCGTTTTAGATATTGGTGGTACAGAAGGTGGTTTTATAAATACAGTTGCTGAATTACGACCTGACATTGAAGGAATTGTTTTAGATCCAAATCCAATTGCAGAAAAAATTTTTGAAACACAAAAACTTGATAACACAGATTACATTCGACAAGCTTTTACGACAGATGCATCTAAATATGGAAAGTATGCGTTTGATATTGAAGACGAGAATGAAGAAGGTGTTCCAGCGAATTATTGGAATGCAGATGATTACGAAGACAATTCTTTAGACGCTGTTATTGAAAAGATGACTTTTCAATTTATCGATAAGGGAAGAAACAATAAAATTAAATTGATTAGTGAAAAATTAAAACCAACAGGATTTGCTTTGTTTGAAGAGAAGTTTTTTACATCAAAAGATGATCCTGAGTGGTTAGAGAATGAAGCAAAGAAAAATGAGTTTAAATTAAAATACTATGATCCAAAAGACATTACTCAAAAACAAAAAGAAGTATTAGAAGGAATGGATGAATTACAGGTTTCTTCTTCAGATTTTGAAAAGGTATTAAGTAAATATTTTAATAACGTAGCTCAGTATTGGGACTCAGGTAATTTTAAAGGTTATATTGCTTCGGATAGCGCAGATACTATAAATAATTTTTTAGGAAATATGATTAACTTAGACAGTGAGTTTTCAAATGTACAAACTCCTAGATTTGTTACAAAACCAATTGATAAAAAAAGAAGGGGAGGACCTATATCGATACCAAAAATAGACATGTTGTAAATGGTCGATTAGGTGATATAAATTAAATTATGGCAGATAATATTGATAAAGGACTCTATCAAACAGGAGCTCCTGAGCTAGAGATTATTAAATCCGAAACAGAAGTCGAGATCGACGGTCAAAAAATACCGACTCCTGAAGGAATAGAAATTGAAATGGACGAAGAGGGAGGTGCAACTCTTGACTTCGATCCGATGTCAGCGATCCCTGAAGAAGTAGAGTTTTATTCAAACTTAGCTGAAGTCATGGATGACAGAGATTTAGATCAACTGTCCGATGAATTATTAAGTGAATTAGAAAATGATCGTTCTTCTCGAAAAGATTGGGAAGAATCGTATATCAAAGGTTTAGATTTATTAGGATTAAAATACGAGGAAAGAACCAAACCTTTCTCAGGTGCAAGTGGTGTGACACATCCTTTGTTAGCTGAAAGTGCTACACAGTTTCAAGCGACTGCTTTTAAAGAATTATTACCAGCAGGGGGTCCTGTAAGAACAGCAATCATGGGAGAAGAAACTCCTGAAAAATATTCTCAGTCACAACGTGTTCAAGAGTTTATGAACTATCAGTTGATGAACAAAATGGAAGACTACACTCCAGAGTATGATCAGATGTTATTTTATTTACCCTTAGCAGGTTCAACATTTAAAAAAGTTTATTACGATGAGTTAATGGATCGAGCAGTATCCAAATTTATTCCAGCTGAAGATTTAGTCGTCAACTACATGGCAAGTGATTTAGATTCTTGTGAGAGAATTACACAGATTGTAAACATGAGTTATAACGATTTTAGAAAAAAACAAGTTTCAGGTTTTTATAAAGATATTGATATCATGCCTTCAGAAGCAGATCCTTCTGAAATACAAAAAAAGTATGATGAAATGGAAGGTGTTCGACCTTCTTACATTGACAAGTCTGTTCGATTATATGAGTTCCATGTATCTTTAGACCTTGAAGGTTTTGAAGACAAAGGCATGGATGGTGAGCCCACAGGAATTAAAATACCTTACATTGTTACAATTGAAGATAGCTCAGGTAAAGTGGTGGGCATTCGAAGAAACTATGAGAAGGATGATGAGAAAAGATTAAAGAAAAGATATTTTGTTCATTACAAGTTTTTACCGGGTTTAGGTTTCTACGGTTTTGGTTTAATTCATTTAATTGGATCTTTATCCAGAACAGCAACTAAAATTTTACGACAATTAATAGACGCAGGTACGTTAGCGAACTTACCAGCAGGATTCAAGTCACGTGGACTTAGAATGAGAGACGATGATCAACCGATACAACCAGGAGAATTTAGAGACATTGATGCACCGAATGGTGATTTAAGAAATGCTCTTATGCCTTTACCTTACAAAGAACCCTCTCAGACCTTATACAGCCTATTAGGAT